CTCTCCGGTTACGGAGAGGGGGGGGGCCCGGCCCATCCCAGCGGTACTCCCGCCATTACGTCTGTTGTCGACCTGTATGTCGATTTCTGGGTTTTCGCCTCGACGCGCAAGCGCTCGAATCGACATCCAGGCCCACTTCGGGCGTCCACTCTTTTGGGTAACCCCGAGGGGGGGCCTACAACCACCGCGTGAACGGGGTCACGCGGCTCGCCGTGGGGGTGAGTGCAATCGCACGCGAGCAGCCCCTAAAATCCCCTGAAAGACTCCTGGAGAACCCTGAAATTGAAGGCAGGGGAAAGCGATGCGGGAACCCGAGTCCGGCGTGATGAGGGGGTCGGTGAAGCACCACTTAGCAAGATTAGTACCGCAAGAGAAAGCAAGTCTAAGTGGACCGTGGATCTGGCTAACGTAGCCAGGGGCGTGGCCCTTGAGAGGAGGCTCCGAAGTGCCTGCTCGATGATTAACTGGCGAACGTGCTTGCAGTCTTCGTGCTGTGAGTGGAGAGACCACACCGTGCGCGCGCTGAAGCCTAGGGGAGCATGAACATCGTCGTGACTGGGAGCGGCTAGTAGAGGAGGTTCTGCGACGGCCAAGTAAAAACCGCAAGTACACGCAAGTGGAACGTGGGGGAACGGGCAACCAAGTACTAAGAACGGTCATAGCATCACCTGGCCGCGTCCATGCGAAACCAGCATTCCGATGCCCCTAGGAGGAGGTGCCCAGAAAGCGTCCGCGCGTCCTGCCGGCTGGCAGGGCGCGAACGATGTCTGCACAAATTCTTCGCGGGTGGGTGGCTCTCCAGGCCCCCTTCACATATGTTACTGGAGAGAACAAACAAACTAGCGCTCGGAAACCCGGGGGCGCTAGTGGCTCACACTACCGGCAAACAGGCTGGCCGACCTCTTCGGCTCTGGTTCGACTTTTTCTTTGTGTTGTGTGGGGTCTGCTCGCCGTTGCCCTAGGAAGGCTAGGCGAGCATGTGATCGAGATTGGAATGGGCTGTCCGAGTCTGGCAGCGCTCGGTCGGCTCCTATGGGAGCTGCTTAAAACACCATACATCCTTCCTGTTCTGTTGACGGAAACGGCGCTGATAGGAACGATGGCTCTTGGTGTACTCGCCGTGTGCGCACCGCAAACCGCTCGGCCTGGAAACAGGGCGAGGGGCGAGTGGGCGACTTCGACGAGTACCCTTGAGCGACTGCTCGGCGTGACCCCTCACGCCGATGCAGGCTGGTGCTACTTAGCGCTCTTCCGCGAAAGCAGAAGAGCGCAGGTGGCGCGAGTATTAGGGAGGTACCCCAGGGCGCGCGCAGTAATGTGTGCGAAACCGGAGTACCTAATGTCCACGCAGAGCTACTATGTGGGTGGCAACACCACACATGTGCTCTGCGGAGAGCGGCGCGTGCGCGGCGCGGACGAGCTCCTTTCGGAACTCGCCCGACGCGGCACACGCCTCGGATCAGAAACAACCAGACCAGACCGGCGTGGCGCTCAACAAGCGAAACGCCGGCGTAGACCGTCTGCGCCCTCACGTCACTCCCGGGACATCCCGGAGTACGCGAGGCGATGTATTTCCCCGCCTCTCGACTCACAACGAGCGAGAGACCGGGGATGGTCAGCAGACGGCCGACGAGAAGGCGCTTACCTGTACTCTCGAGCTGACGGCTCCGCCGTCTTCGAGACTAACTGGGAAGTGCTCCAACCGAAGGGCCATTTTGTGTGGGACGGCGACAAGCCGACTCACACAGGGCCCTTCGTCTGGTCAAACAACAGTCCGACCCGACAGGGGTACTGCTATCTGAGGCTATTCAGAGCACGTTACAGGAGAATCGCGGAAAGAGAACTCGGACCGTGCCCGCAAGGGCCGGCCGTGTTTGACTTCACGCGAGGCAAGAAGCACTGGCTGAGACCGCTATGCGATCTTGAGTCGGCGCGTTCGACGTCACCTGTAATGTGTCACGGAGCTCTTCGAGACTCTCTGGACCATGTGTTCAGAGTTCAAGGAGAGCCCGGGCGGCACCCTGCAGCGGTGATCGCGCATCTGCGCAGATCCCGTTGTATCGGGGCGGACGCTCCTGGAGGAGCGCCTGAACCTGGTCGCGTTTCGTGTCCACGCTGCTGGGCCTCCTTCGTCATTGACGGAGAAGGTCCCGGCGCGTACCGCGAAACGGATTACTGCCCGAGTGGTTGCGGGTATCGTCTGGGGGTGACCTGGATGACATACGCACACGACTTGGTGGTGCACGACGTAGGCGCGGGTTGGGTGACGTCGCGTAGACGAAACACAACCCCTCGCAATGCGTGGGCACGCGTGGAGGGTGATGACGAGTTTGCTTACCACGAAGCGAACGACGAACGAGGCGCCTGCTACGGCAGCGCACTCGCCACACCCCCACGACAGCATAGCGGCGCAGTAGACGACGTGCGGCATCAAAGAACGCCACACGGGTACGACTGCTTCGCCGATGACTACATGTGGAGACCCGCCCTCACCGAGGGCGGCCTCCGCGACCCGAGCTTCCCAACTCTACACAACCTAGACCCTCGAGTTTTCGAGAGTGCAAAGGGTGTGCGGCAGTTGGCGCAGCTTGATCAAGTGAGCCTGGCCGCATGGGACTTGGCGGCGGCCCTCTTCGAGAGAGCCGTCGCGCATTTGCCAGCGGACAGTTTAGTGCTGGTCTGCGCGAGTAACCTCGCGCAGTGCAGCACGACTTGGAATGATCCAGGATCTATCATCCAAGGTGCAACCCTGGGTGTGGTCTTCGCGATCGGGGACAACCCCGATGCGCAGATTCACCCTGGCTGGACAACAATCTACGTGCCCCTCCCTGAGGACCACCTGCGATTGCTCGCAGGCCTCAGAGTGGTTACTCTCACACACGGCAGGTCTGACGTTGACGTGGTTTTACTCAACGGTACAGGCTTCAAACCGGAGTGTGTGAGTCTAGTCCCCGAAGTGAGGAAAGCGTCCATAGGTTACGCGAGCATCATCGACCAGATGGTGCCCGTGTACTTTGGATGCTTCTTCTCTTTCGGGACGGCACTAGCCCCAGACCGTGACATGATCCGATCCTCTTTTGGAGAATACGGAAATGTCTACGGCTGGGACGAATCAATAGCATACGTGCGCTCGCCGGTCGTATGGGTGTCACACAAACACCCTTACGGCAACTGCTTGCGTCCGGGCGTGTCGTTCGAGAACGTCACGTTGCTAGAGAACTGGGGCGAGGGCGCGTTCAACGCGTGGCATTACCCCAGTTTTTCGGCAGCCGAGATGGGAGAACTCGTGCGAGGCGTGTACCGCTCCGCCACGGTGACCCCGGAGCCAACTATACAGGCTCCGTGGTCAACCGTGGACGGTGCGCGCGCGCAACGTAACGAAGAAACATCTCGGCTGAACATCCCCCGTCTGCAGTGGGGTACTGACATAGTCAAGTACCCTCGTGCAGGCGGGCGTTGGCTCCGAGTGTGCAACAGGCGCATCGGGGACCCGGATTGGCGAGGCGTGGACCTCCCGGGCGCTATCTGGCGCTCGAGAGACCGCGCGTGGGGACTACGCTCCCGACTCGCACCCACCCTCACTCAAGGCATAAGCCCTGAAGTGTGGGACCACATAATTCGTGACCAGCTCGACGAAGACCTTGACTTGTTCAAGATCTACGACGACGCTGCTCGACGAATTGGAGCGTGGGAGGCGACGGCAGACGATGGCATTATATGTATCGCTGCGGTCCCCACCCGGAGAATGGCCGAGCTTTTCAAGGACGCGTACCGCGACCTCGTAAAGACTTGGGTGTTCCTGAGTGAGCTGGAAGATGAACAAACCACCTCCTCGGAGTGTTGGGTCACCTTGCCCACACACTACGGAGTTGGCTTCAACTTCCAGCTAGCACGCTTATTACCTGGTGTATACTCGCGCCATGAACGAATATACACCGTTGCGAACGACTTGGAGACCGATCAGATCCCAAGACGCGCGCGACTCGACACGGGACTGCTCGCCCTCAGATATGAGGACGTAGCGTTCCCGGCCATGGACATAAACTCGCCATGCCCCTTTCAGGATGTGGTGTTCCGAGGCGACGCGTTCGCGGAGCGAGGCAACTCACTCTTCCGAACGCTTTGCACATTCGGGTGGGTATACGGCGTCGACGAGGTCTGGTGCGCGATAGGGGATTACCCTACTATCGCGTGCCGACCAACGTACGGCGGCGCATCTCACCCGCATAAGCGGAACCCCATGCCCTCACGCCTCTGGCGCCTGGTTCGCGGCAACCTTCGAGAGGTAGTCGCGCCAGGCGGTCGCTTCCGAGACATCGGAGACGGCACACCAGTGGTAAAGAAAGGGAAATGGTGGGATATTCGGCACGTCATGTCACAGTGGCCTGAACCATCAGGCTTCTACGAGATGACGCGAGAGGACTATCTCTCATGGGGGCTCAATATGATGAACCTGGCAGCAGAAAGCGGAGGTCGCTTCGCAGTCTGGTTCACATTTGGCACCCATGGAGACCGAATACCCACCACGGCGGCCGCCAGAGAATCCCACCGGCAGACGGGGGTGGCCACGGCAGTGGTCCACCTCCTGACGCCAGAAGAAGGGCTTGCAAACCTTGCTCTATGCGAGCAAGGCAAAGCATACAACTTCTTGGGAGACCTGGTGACAGCTGCGGCCGATGTGATGAAGGCCCGCTGCTGGGCTGTGGTTCCAGATTACCTCTGGACCAAGCCCAGTCAGCTGGCTTACTCACTTCGAGCGCACGAACACGACGCCCGCAACCCGCGTGGGGGAATGCCCAGGCTGGTTGATTGGATCGTGCAGATCATCTATTGGAAGGATCGCGCGCGCGTTCGCATCGGCGCTTACAAGGGTCTCACATGGTTCCCTCGTAGCGCGGATGGCACAACATTCTTCAAGCACAAGCCAGTGGATCCAGAACGACCTGAACGAAAAGTCGTCGTCCTGGGGTCTTCCACTGTGCCCGTGCCTGAAGAGTATGCCGACTGGCCCGTATTGCCACCCGGCGATCACATCGATCTTGCGAAAGATGTGACCGTCGCGGTGACTAACGGGTCAGTCGGGACTGTGACGACGCTGAAGTCGGGGTGCGGTGTGAATAGGATAATCACCTATTCAGACGCAATCGACCGACAATGGCGTACGCCTCAGAATGCAGCAAGACGCGTGACGGGCAACGAACCTGCGGAGAAATACCGCTGGGTGTACGGGCATTTTTCGCTCTCCGCGACTCTTAGCCCGTACTACGTTACCCGTCACCCCATCGACACAGTGCGATTCCTATGGTGGCGGATTAATTTCCGCCAACTAGGGTCGCGTCTGTGGCTCGTCTTGTTCACCCTGTACAGCATGAGGTACGCACACATTCTACCATCGATTGAGAGTACTCTCATCGGGGCGCTGCGCCTTACGCCGTCAGGGTGGGTGGCAAGATCACTCTTGCTGCTGCTCGGCCCACGACTACTCAGGGCTTACGCAGATTACTGCGATAAGTCATACCTGAGTTTGCTGTGGGCGACAACGAAGGGGCTGGCGACGGGGTTATTCCACCCCGCGTCGAGCCTATTCGTCAGCGCCGGCACGCACCCTGTAAAAGCTACAGTGTACGCAGCCTTGCTGGCGAAGATCCCCCTCCCGTTTGAAATACTGGAGGGGTGGACCTTCAAGAAACGTCTGGCCCCCGACACCGTCACGGGCGTGTGGTTATTCTTCACGCCTGTCTACGTGTTCGGGGTGCCCCTTGGCCTCCACGCCGGCTACTACGATGCTAGAACATCAGAAGTACTCGAAGGCGCGGCGACCAAACCCGGGGCGAACGCGCTGGGGTCCCCCTTCGCGTTCAGACGAACAAAAGTCTCAGCGGTAACGCCATGGTTCGCAATCAAGTCCGCGCTAACAAGCGGAGACTTAACATTGACGAACGACGTACCGGCACCCTACAGTGCGATTTGGAACTGCCAGATTATGCTGGCGAGCCTTTACCTGTCACACGGCAAAGGTCTGCTAGCTCTGGAGCTCATCGCACTGGTGTTCTTTTCAGCATATGCGGGAATCGCATTGCTGATCACAACCGCCTGCTGCATGTTCCTTGCATCAGGCGCGGTTGTGGCGACAGCCGCTGCGGGGCCCATAGACAAGGCTTTCCCGCAGTGGCGTCTAAAAGAACGCATCCAGGGTATCAGGCGGGCGTTTGACGGCGCCCTGACCTGGTTTGGCGCCGAGGCAGCGCCAAACACCGAGTTGAGGGACGCCGCGGCCTGCATAGCAGCGGACGCCCTCAAGTCGGGATTACCCGAAACGACCGTTTTCGAGGCGATAGCAGACGCCACAGTGGCGGCTGCTTACTCCATCGAAACCGATCGTGCCCCGAGCGAAGAGATTTGCATGGCTCTCTTCGCCGCCAACCGCGGGCCGAGTGACTCGACACCGAGTCAATTCGCCTTGGTGATTTCCCGCGCGGTGCACGCTGCAAGCGCGCACACCGCAAAAGTCGGGATATCACCTGCGATCCTCGAGGGGGTCGCCGCCGTGGTTGGCAACGTAATAGACACGTGCGAGAACGCCCTGGCGGAAGCCCTGGCGTTCACCGCATATCTCGCCGATTGGCTAAACGCTATCGGCGCGAACGTGCCTGTGAATGCTCTGACCGACGCGATGAAGCGCGCTGTTGACAACAGCGCTGCTTCTCGCGACGATCGGAAAAAGAATGTCTGGGCGATTCTAGGGAAAAAGAACATAGAATCGCTAAGACGCGCGGACTGGCTCGCACTCGCGCTACGGAGATCATCAATCACCGTGCCGCGAGACGACGCCATAAGCTACATCATCGACCAGTTGAACCTCGCCCATCCTAATGGAGCGAAGCTCAACACGGACGATGTGTACCGCGTACCGAGTTATCTGCCTCAGCGACCGAGGGCCAGCGCGCAGGAGTATTCGTACCCCAGCTTGCTACACTCGGTCGACACGCAGATAGACTCAACTCAGACGGACCGCATCGCCGAGTACTTAACACTCGGCGGCGCGGTCGGCCTGGACGGAATGTGGACGGCGACTGATGACATGCGTGAGGCAGTCACCTCACGCTACTTTATCGAGCCGTACACATGCCCGGAATACGTCGAGGACCTCGTGGATGACGTTGTAGATACTCTCTACAGCGCCAACCCCGAGGCCTTCGACGCCCCAGCAATAGTCCTCCCGGAAGTGGTCCGGACCAAGTTGAACATGAAGGGGCGCACAGGCGTTCCCTTCATCAACAAAGTCCGGCACCGCAAGCAACTTGCTGAAACCGGTTGGATGGAGGCCATCATTCAGGCGACTTACCGCATACTCGACACGGGGGAGTACCCCCCGGACGTGTACACGGAGTTCGCTAAGATGATGACACTCGACGCTGAGAAGATGGTGAACAAAGGGCCACGAACGATCATGGCCACATGCATGCTCACCACCTTCGTCAACGGCGTATTTGAGTTAGAGCGACGCACTCGCCCTATATGGGAGAGTGCGCACACTGGCTTAGGTGCGCCGCTGACAGCGGACTACCTGGGGAGGGCATTCGAATATGTATCGCAGCGACGTCAGACGTTCGGTGCAGATGTGACTGCATTCGACGCCAACGTGCCACCGGTCATATTCGAAATCCTCAGTAGGCTGGGTGAGCTTGGGGCGCAGAAGAGCGACTTCCCTGAAGTCGGTCAAGCCCTGCGGCACAAGTACACACGCCTACAAAACTCCCTAATCGTCGATCTTCCCACCGGCAAAGTATGGCCCAAAAATCGCGGGGGGGCCACAGGCCAAACCGCGACCAGTTGGGACAACACTTGGGCGATGAGAGCGGTGATGGTGGTGGTGTGGTCGCTTGCGACGGGTAAACCCGCGCAAGAATTTTACGACCACAACTCCGTCCACAACACCGGCGACGACAATATATGGGGGACAGATGACGACATACCGCCCGAGACGTTCTCGAGGATAGCGCGTGACGCGCTAGGCCTCGAGATACGAATCGAGTCGGTGGGCGACCTCGGTGGCTTGTCTTATCTGTCTAAGAATGCCGTGGCCGGAAGCGTGTACGAAGCAGAAATCCTGCGCGTACGCGACTCCGTCCCGACGTTCACAGCCATCCATGACCGTGCTCGACTACTGACCCGACGTGGCGCAATAGTGTCTCGTTTTTCGGGCCAGCCGTTTAGAGCATACAAACGGTCATTGGTGGAGAGGGGCGTGGGCCAGGCATTACTAACCTGGCACCAACGCGACCTCTACAACCGATTTGCGCACGAATGGATGGCAGACCTTCGTGCGTACATCGGTGCGCGCTCCCATGGAGTGGTGTTCGACGTGACTCGAGACGCCGGGGGTGACATTGAAACCGTCACACCCCGTTTCTCGAGGAACGCCAACGCCACCCCAGAGATGGAGCGACGGCTCAGGGAAGCTACAAAGGGCGCTCTGAAGTGGCCTAGCTACCAAAGAGTGCTCGATGCAGCATACACCGAGCGACAGGCGCCACGGCCCGTATCCCCATACGCCATGGCAGCACAAAAACCATCTCTCGACACAGTCAT